GATGCTCGCCAAGAACGCGGTCGAGGCCGGCCTGCTCGACTGCTACGTGCGCCTGACCACCGGCCGGCTCAAGATTTTCCGGTCGCTGAAGAAAACGCAGGCCGAGCTGAGGCTGTACCGGCGCAACGAGAAGGGTAAGATCGTCAAGGAAAACGATCACCTGATGGACTGTATGCGCTACCTGGTCGCGACCCTCGACGATCTGGTGCAGGCGTGGCAGCCGCCGGGCGTCCCCAAGGCGACCCGCAACCGAGGAGAAGGCGGATGGATGGGCCAGTAGCAACCGGCGGCGCCGACGGCCAGGTCGAGGCCCCCGAGGCCAACGCCGTCGACGTGGGCGACATCACCGACTACCTCGCCGAAGCCCGGCGCCGCAGCCAGATAGCGAACGACGGCTGGCGCGACATTCAGGATCAGTGGAAGGCCGACGCCGACTTCGTCAGCGGCCAAGGCCAGTGGACGCAGGCCGCCATCGCCCAGCGCGGCGACGAGCGTCCCCGCCTCACCATCAACAAGCTGCCGCACATGGCGCGTCAGGTCATCGGCGACGGCCGCCAGAATCAGGTCGGCATCCGCGTGCGGCCGGCCGAGGGCGATGCTGGCGCCGGCAACCCGCTGCGCGTGAAGAACATGGCCGGCACCCGCGACTACACGCGGGCCGAGATCATGGAGGGCCAGGTGCGCAGCATCGAGGCGCTGTCGCTCGCCCAGCAGGCCTATGACACCGCGTTAGAGCATGTGTTGTACGGTGGTTTCGGCTGGCTGCGCGTCATCGACCGCTATGCGCGCCCCGACGGCTTCGAGCGCGAGCTGGTGATCCGGGCCGTGCGCAATCCGCTGTCTGTGCTGCCCGATCCAGACGCCATGCTGAGCGACGAGCCGCTCTTTGGCGACATGAAATACTGCTTCGTGAAATCCGAGATAGACCGCAAGCTCGCCACCGCCAAGTGGGCGAACATCGCGAGTTTCGAGGATATCCCCGACGGCACGCTCAAAGCCTGGTGGGCCACCGTTGACACCGTCACGGTCGCCGAGTATTTCGACGCCGTCGACGTGCCGCAGGTGTACGTGCTGCTGTCCGATCGCTCCGTCATGACCGCCGAGGTCTTCGAGGGCCGCGCCACCGAGCTGCAGCAGCAGGACATCCGGCCGGTGATGAAGCGCAAGGGCTGGCGCCGCGACATCCGCTGGACGCTGACCGATGGCGTCAACGCGCTCGAGGGCCCCTACCTCTGGCGCGGCTCAATCATCCCCATCGTGCCCGTGCTCGGCCCCGCCGTGATTGTCGACGGCCGCCTGCAGTTCGAGGGCATGTTTCGGCACGCCTGGGACGCCCAGCGCATGTACAACTACTGGACGACGGCGGCCACCGAGATCGTCGCGTTGGCGCCGAAAGCCCCGTGGATTGCCGAAGCGCTGTCAGTCGCCGGCTACGAGGACGACTACAAGCAATCAGACACCAAGCTGGTCCGCTGGAAGTTCCGCGAAGGCGTGCCGCCACCGACCCGCCCGAACATCGAGCGCACGCCGGTCGCCGAGATCCAGATGGCAATGCAGGCGTCCGACAACATCAAGGCCACGGTGGGTCTGTACGACGCGAGCCTCGGCAACCGCAGCAACGAGACCAGCGGCATTGCAATCAACGCGAGGCGCGCCGAGGGCGATCGCGGCACGTTCGTCTGGCATGACAACCGCAACCGCGCCGTGGCGCGCATCGGCCAGATCCTCTGCGATGCGATCCCGCGGGTGTACACGCCTGAGTCAATCGCCCGTCTCAAAACCCAGGACGAAGCCGAGGACTTCGTGCAGCTGTCGGTGCTGAACCCAGCCACCGGCAAGCTCGAGCCCGTCGACTTGAGCGCCCAGCGCTACGACGTGGCCGTCACGACCGGGCCCGCCTTCGCCACCCAGCGCGTCGAGGCCGCGGCGTCCATGGTCGAGTTCATGAACGCCATGCGCCAGTCCGGTCATGGACTGGCCGGGCAGCGACGAGATCGCCCGGCGCCTGCGGAAGATGGTGCCGGCAGAGCTGCTCGAGGCGAGCGAGATCGAGGAACTGAAGCGCTCGCAGAAGGCCGCGCAGCCCGAGCCCAGCCCCGAACAGCTCGCCGCCGCCGAGGTCGCCAAGAAGGAGTCTGAGGCCAAGCTGATATCGGCCCAGGCCGACCTGACCGCGGCCCAGGCCAAGCTCGCCGAGGCGCAGCAGATGGCGCCCGAGCGCATCAAGGATTTGGTGGCCGAAGCCCTTGCCGCAATCATGCGCGACGGGCTGCCATCGCAACCGGGGAGTATGAGCAATGGGAGTTCAGATCAAGCCAGCGCCTGACGTTACGCGGAAGAAATACCGCCGGCTCAGTGGCGCCGAGGCCGATCAGGTGCAGGCCATCAAGCAGGCCGGCGATCATTTCCTGCAGCTGCTCGCCGGCATGGACAGCCGAGCCACGTCCATCGCCCGCACCAAGATCGAGGAGGCCGTCATGTGGGCGGTCAAGCATGTCACAGCGTGAGCCATCGGGTGATCTCGCCACAGATGACGCAGCTTCTGCGCGCCCTCCAGACCCGTGGGTTCACCGCAGCGTCGGCATGAAGTGCCAGACATGCATGTGGTACGTCGAGAAGTGCGATGTGGTTTATAGCGAGCTGTTTAAGCAGGACATCAAAGGCACCACCATCGGCCGCTGTCGTCGGCACGCGCCGACGATGAACGGCTACCCCGTCGTGCATCCGACCGACTGGTGCGGCGATCACAAACTCGACGAGACCAAGATCTAGCGCTATTGCATCGCAAGGGAGATTTATGCCAGAGTCAGAACCACAGGCGGCGCAAGCCCCTGCCGAGTCGGAGATCCAAGTCTCAACCTCCGACTACCCCGCGGCTCCGCCCGCGCCGAGTGCCGAGACCCCGCCCGCGCCGGGAACAGCGCCCCAGGAAGGCAAGGCTTCGGCCGACGCCACGCCTGCTCCGTCGGAAGGTGCGGCCGCAAGGCGCGAGGACCATGAGCCCGCGTCGAAACGCATCGCAAAGCTCACCCGCAGGTTACGCGATCAGGAGCGTGCGAACGCTCAACTGAACGCCGAAAAAGCCCGCGCCGAGGGCCTAGCCGAGGGTCTCCGTCTGGCGTCTGGTGGGAAACCGCCTGAGCCTGCCCCGGACCCCAACGCCAAGCCCGATCTCGACAGCTTCGACAGTGCCGAGGAGTACGCCGAAGCGCTCGCCGACTGGAAGGTCGCCCAGAAAACCAAGGGGACCGAGCAGCCGCAGCGCCAGGCAGCCGAGGACGACGCCGGCGACGATGCCGACGACGACCCCGAGACTCCAGCGACCAGTGCCGAAGTGACCGGGTATCTCACGGCCAAGGAGCAATTCGGCGACGACGTTGACGCGGTGCTTTTCTCGGACAAATTGGGGTGGACGGAGCAGATCGCCGACTCAGCTCGGAACTGCGAAAACCCGCCGCTGGTGCTCTACCAGTACGCCAAGCAGGCGCCCGATGCCGTGCAGAAGCTCGCCGCCATGACCGCGCAGCAGCAGGTTCGTGAGCTGGTTCGGTTCGAGGCCACGATGGCCGCCGGCGCCGCCGCATCCCCGTCTGACGACGGAAACGGCAGCAGCGGTGGTAGGCCGAGGACCGCGGCTTCAACCCTGGACAGTGTGCCGAACGCGCCCGCCCTGCCGACCCCGGTCGGTGGCAAAGCAGGCGGCGGCGAGCCGAATCTGGCGGCCATGAGCGATGCCGATTACATCGCCTTCATGGATGCCAAGGAGGCCGCCCGCCGCAGGTAGGAGCAGCGCCGAGGGCATTGTCCGCTGATCGGAGATCACGACAATGCCTTCCGCAAATACCCTGCTGAATCCAATCAATGCGCCGGGACTGATCGCGAAAGAGTCCCTGCGCATTCTCCGCAACTCCATGGTCGCCGGCGGCCTGGTGCACCGCGAGTACAAAAATGAATTCGTGAACGCCAAAACCGGCGGCACCGTCACCATCCGCAAGCCGGTGAAGTTCGTCGCATCGAGCGGTGCGACGCGAGCCAACCAGAACATCACCGAGCAGACGACCAGCATCTCGGTCGATCAGCGCCGGCATGTCAGCTGGGCCTTCAACTCGGAGGACCTGACCGACACCATCGAGAAGTACAGCGAGCGCTACCTGCAGCCGGCGATGAACACGCTGGCCGACCAGGTCGACCTGTCCCTGCTCGCGCTCGGCCAGAAGTTCTACAACGCCGTTGGCACGCCCGGCACCGTGCCTGCGACCTTCGCCGTGCTCGGCGATGCCGCGACCAAGCTCGACAACGAGGCCTGCCCGCAGGATGACCGCTCGACCATCCTGAACCCGAACGCCAACTGGTCGATGAGCAACGCGCTCGCCAACTTCGGCTTCAATCAGTCGATGAACAACGACGTGATTCGCAAGGGCAAGCTCGGCCGGCTGGCGAATTCCGACGTGTACATGGGTCAGAACGTGGCCCGCGCCACGCTCGGCGCCCGTGGCGGCACGCCGCTCGCCAATGCGGCCAGCCCGCAGACCGGCGCCTCGCTGATTACTGACGGCTGGACCAACTCCACCACGGTAGTCGCGGTCGGCGACGTGTTCACGATCGGCACGGTGAGCGCCAACCAGGTGTTTGCCGTCAACCCGGTCAACTACGCCTCGACCGGCCAGCTGCGGCAGTTTGTCGTTGCCACGGGGTCGTCTGTGACCTCGAGCGCCGGCGGCGCGCTCACGCTGACGATCAGCCCGGCAGTCACCATCACCGGCGCCTACCAGAACTGCAGTCAGGGCATTGTTGACAATGCCCCGCTGACGTTCCTCGGCACGGCCTCGACCGCGTACTCGGCGAACCTCATGTTCCACCGCGACGCGCTCGGCCTGGTGACGGTGCCGCTGGCGATGCCCGATGGCGTTGCCTTCAAGGCTCGTGCCACCCATGAGGGGGTTTCGGTGCGCGTCATCAAGGACTACGACATCGACAACGACGAGGACATCATCCGGCTCGACATCTTCTACGGTGTCAAGGAGCTCTACCCGGAGCTCGGCGTCCGCGTGATGGGCTGATAGCGCCCGGCTGTTGTAACATCGGCGGGGGCTGCAAAGCCCCTGCCGATTCAACCAACCGAGGGAGTGCTATCCATGCCAGAAGCCAACCAGCTGCTGTCGCAGGCAGCCATGATCCAGAAGGGCGAGCGCGAAGCCCTGACGCCGGCCGAGAAGCTGATCGCCTACGGCGATCCGGGGCCGGTGCGTACCACCATGTTCAAAGCCGTCGGGCGTGATGGCCGCCGCGTCATGCTGACCCGTGTTTTCGGCGCCGACGAGACCATCCCCGAGGGCTGGGTCGACTCGCCGGCCAAACTCGGCGTCGAGACTGAGCCCGCCCGCGCAGCGCCCGGCACAAACCCCGAGGAGTTCATGCGGGAACTGCCACCGCTGGAGTCAGTCGCCGAGACGCCGGCCAAGGCCAAGGCCAAGGGGTAAGCCATGGAGACCGCCCGCGATCTCATCGAGTCGGCCTATCGCAAGGGCGGCGTACTGGCGAGGGGCGAGCCGCTGACCGCCGAGCAGGCGAACGATGGGCTCGAACTCCTCAACGACATGCTGCAGGCATGGCGCGACGACTACCACGTCGATTGGGGGCTGGACACGCTGACGCTCGCCAGCGAGCCCGCCATCCCGGCCGGCGACATCCGCGCCGTCAAGTACAACCTTGCCGTCGAGGCAGCCCAGGAGGAGCACGCCGCCGTGCCCGACCACGTCATGGAGATCGCCCAGCGCAGCCTGTCCGCGCTCGCCGGCCGCTTCGTGGGGCGCCTGCGCACGGACTTCGACCCCGCGCTGATCACGCACGGCCGCGCCTTCGACATCAATTCCTGCTGAGCGCCGCCGTGCCGCGTCGCATCCCGGTCCCGCTCGGCACGCAGACCTACCAGTCGGTGCATCGGCCTGTCAGCGCGCAGCGGCTGGTGAACATGCACGCCGAGCTGTCGCCGCCCGAAACCAAATCACCCATTTCCCTGCACCGCAACGAGGGCATCGAGCTGGTCGCCGAGCTGCACGGCCCCGGCCGTGGCGCCATCGGCATCGGCAGCAGCGTGTACGCGGTGGCCGGCAATACGCTGTGGCTGTCGCAGATCGGTGGCACGCTGTCGCCGCTCGGCACGATTCCCGGCAGCGGGCCCGTCGACCTCGAGACCAACGGCGCCCAGCTCGGCATCCTGCTGGACGACGGCGCCGCGCTGATCCATGACGTGGGCACCGATGTCATCACGCAGATCACCGACCCGGACTTCCCCGGCGCCGCCTGGTGGGAGTTCTTCGACCAATACTTCGTGTTCGGCTTCAAGGACGGCTCGGGCTTTGGCCTGTCGGCGCTCGCTAACGGCCTGGCCTACGACCCGCTCGATATCGCCACGCCGGAAAGCTCGCCCGACGGCCTGATCGCTGGCGTCCGCGACCATCGCAGCCTCTACCTGTTCGGCCCTGATTCGGTCGAAGAATGGTACGACTCGGGCGCCTCGGACTTTCCCTTTGAGCGCAAGGGCGACGGCGTCTACGAGGTCGGGTGCGCGGCCCGCCGCTCGCCGGCTGTCGTCAACAACGCCACGCACTTCCTCGCCGTCGAGAAGGGCGGGCTGTCGGTGCGGCGCCTCGCCAGTGGCGTGCCGACCCGGATCTCGACGCCGGCGCTGGACGCTTGGCTCGACACGGTAGCGCGCACGCGGGGCGTCTTCGACGCCTACGGCCTGACGTGGACCATGGCTGGCCACGCTTACTACGGCCTGACGTTCCCCTCGGCCGGCCGAACCATGGTGTTCGACGCCGCCACCGAGAAGTGGGCCGAGCGCAAGAGCTTCAGCGCGTCGATCTGGCGCCCCGCGGCTACCGTGCAGCGCCTGAACGGCGGCGTCGCCGTGCTCGACAGCATCACCGGCCAGCTCGGCCGCATGAGCGGCGACGTGCACACCGAGTTCGGCGAGCCGATCGCCTGGGAGACGGTGAGCGCGCCCATGGGCTTTCAGGGCCGCCAGCTCACGTTCCAGCGCTTCGAGCTGGAGATCAACGCCGGTCAGGGCCTGGCCGAAGGGCAGGGCATGGACCCGACGCTCTGGCTGTCGTGGTCCGACGATGACGGCCGCACCTGGAGCAATGCACACGCGAAATCCATGGGCCGGCAGGGCGCCTACGCGACCCGCCTCGTGTGGACCCAACTCGGCACCTTCAAGGGCGCCAGTCGGGGGCGCATCTTCAGGCTCCACGGTGCCGACCCCGTACTGACCGGCATCGTGCAGGCCTTCGTCGACGTCGAGGTAGGCGCGTGATCCGCCGCAGCATCCGCCGCGTCGCCCTGACGATTCCGGCCGAGTTCGCGGCGCTGCGCCCCATGCTGGGCGAGCTGCTGCGCTACGTCGACGAGCTCGACATCAGGAGCGACCGCACCAGCTTCAGGGCTGACCTCGAGCTCGACCCCGTGACCGACCGCGTGCAGATCGGCGGCGCCGCCAAGGTGCTGACCCAGCGCGTCCTGCCCACGGTTTCGGCCGGCGGCCGGCTGTCGGTGCAGGACATCCAGCCGCTGTCGGCCCTGTCCGGTACGACGACGATCGACGTGGCACCGCACACCGTCACCTATGGCTTCGGCGTCGTTGCCTACAGCGGCGGCACCATCATCGGCCTGATGCCGGACACCCTGTACTACGTCTATGCCGACGACGACGACATCGCTGGCGGCGCCGTCAGCTACTTCGCGACGACGTCGCCAGTGGACGTTGCCGCCGCCAATGGCCGCTACTTTGTTGGATCTATTCGCACGCCGGCGAGCGCCGATGTCGAGACCATTGTGTCGGCGAGCCGCGCCAGCCCGTGCGTCGTCGTGTTCTCTACGGCTGGCTTCACTTCGGGCAACGAGATCACGATCACCGGCCCGCTCGGCATGACCGAGCTTGAGGGACTGGTTGCCACGCTCACTATGCAGAGTGCGACGTCGGCAAAGCTCGACGGCGTCGACTCCAGGCTGTGGGGCGTGTACACCGCGAATTCAGCTATTGCGACACGCACTGCGAGCAGCCAGGCGGGCAGCGGTGGCGCCGCGGCTGGCGGCGGTGGCAAGTCCGTGTTCCTCGGCGGTGGCTTCTGATGCCAGTGCCCGTCGTCACCGTCATCGACAGCGGCAACCCGGCGTTCACCGTGCTCGAGGTCAGCGTGCCTGGCACCGCATTGCCCGCGCACCGCGCCAGCATCGCCAACGCGGCCATCGCCAGCGGCGCCGTGGATCTGAATGCGGTGATTTCCACACTGAAGGCAGAGGCGGCGCTACGGTATGACAACTGGCTGGCCGCCCAGGCCGTGCTCGCGGGGTTGCAGCTATGAGCTTGGCAGACCAGATCGACGCGATTGATCGGGCGATCATGGACGCCAGCGCCGCGGCCTACCAGGCCATCGACCGCGAAGCCATTCGCAACGACCGCGTGCGTGACCTCGAGGCCGCCATGCTGGCGATGCCAGATCACCAGATCGACATTCCGGTCACGCACCGCTTCGCGACCGGCTTGTACTGCCGTGAGATCGTGATCCCGGCCGGCGCCACCGTGGTCGGCAAGCTGCACGCCGAGACCCATGTCCTAGTGGTGTCCGGTTGCTGCGTGTTGGTGTCCGGCGATGTTGAGACCGTGGTGGAGGGCCACGCCACCTACATCACGCCGGCGGGCACGAAGCGCGCCATTCACGCGCTCACCGACACCGTCATGACCACCATCCACACCAACCCGGACAACGGCACCGATGTCGCCGCCATCGAGGCTCGCGTGCTCACGCCAGAGCAGCCGCTGCTGGACGGCCAGGAGGCTCCCCCATGTCTTTCGTAGCAGTCGCCATCGGCGCCTCGGCGGTCATTGGCGCTGGCGCCAGCATCTACAGCGCCAAGGTGCAGGCCAAGGCGGCCCAGAAGGGAGCGGACGCCGCCAACGCGACGACGCGCTACATGTACGACCAGAACCGGCAGGACCTGGCGCCGTACCGCGAGACCGGCGCGAATGCGCTGTCGGTCATCGCCGACATGTACGGTCTGCCTCGAGCTGCTGGTGGCGGTTTCGGTATCAGCGATCAGGAGGCGCTGACCGCCGCTGGCCAGGTGCCGGGATCGAACAGACTCTCCCTCAAAGAGCAGCTATTTAACCCGGCGATCGCTGCTAATCCCATGCAGCACTGGAAGAATGTGGCGGCGATTGGTGCTGGCCCGATTGGGTTGGGCCTACTGCGCGGCGGCTCGGACCACAGCCCACCGAACCCGCTCACCAGCGTCGACTTCAGCAAGATCGACATTTCCGGCGTGCCGATGCCGACAAACGACGGCTACTGGCGCGACAAGACGCCGGAGGAATGGAAGGCCTACCTCGAGGGGATCGCCAAAGACCCGGCCGGCCACGTCATCGACGGCGCGCCGCGCATCAACGCGCACCTGCGCGACTACTTGGCGAAGAACCTCGGCAAGTACGCCAAGCCGATTGCGCCAGCACCCGGCTCGCCTGGCGCCGTGGCGGCCGACTGGCGGAACCGGCCGGTGGATCGCACCGGCGGCTTCCAGGCGTCGCCGGGCTACCAGTTCCGGCTGAACGAGGGCAACCGCGCCATCGAGACGGGCGCCGCAGCTCGTGGGCGCCTGTTCTCGGGCAGCACGGTCAAGCGCGCCGCCGACTACTCCCAGGGCTTGGCGTCGGATGAGTTCGAGCGCTTCCGGGCCGCCCTGTTCGGCATCGCCGGCCTCGGCGGCACAGCGGCCTCGCAGACCGCCACGCTCGGCGCCAACGCGGGTGCGCGCATCGCCGACACGCAGTACCAGTCGTCGCTGGCGCGGGGCAGCGCCTATGCAGCCGGGGCCGACGGCGTCAACAACGCGGTGCAGGGTGGCCTCGGCAACTGGCTGTTTGCGAAACAAGCTGGTCTTTTGGGCGGGTGATGTATGTCCGGTGAAACCTTCAATCTGGCGAGCATCTACGGCCAGGCCGAGTCGCTGAAGGGCCAGCAGGTGCAGAACGAAGGCGCCCGCATGGAGCTCAACTACAAGAAGGCCTTCGAGGAGACCGCCAAGCAGGCGGCCGGCCAGGACGGCAACTACGACCCGGTGACGCACGCCAAGCTGCTCGGCAAGGCGGGTTATCCGGCAGCCGGCCAGAAGGTGCTGGGCGGCCTGATCGAGCACCTGACGCAGACCGACCAGTTCCTCACCGCCATGCTGCCGCGCATGAACGCGAGCACCTACCCGGCCATCAAGAAGCAGCTCGAGGAGGCGAAAATGATCTCGCCGAACCTCTGGCCCGAGCAGTTCGACCCCGCCTTCATTCAGAGCCAGGTGCAGCACCTGAAGGGCATCATCCCCGGCATGATCGGCGATTTCGAGAACCTTGGCGGCGTGCCCGGCGGCGACCAGATCTTCGGCCGCCGCAACAAGCTGACCGGCGGTATCGAGGACAAGACCGTGCTGAAGCCGGCGCCAAAGCCGCTGCGACCGCAGAAAGGCGTGT